GTAATTGTGGAAAGAGTCGCTGTCGATGTACCAGTCATAGTATGGATCAACGATCTTGTTTGTTAGATACGTGACCCATGTCATATACTGATCATCGTAGTAACGATCAGCTATCTGGTCCGCACGCTCACCATTCTGAATATCATATGGGTAGTACAGAACAGGATTGCTATAGACAGCATTCAGAACAACTGTTCGCTGTGTCAGATTGACAGCTGTTGTGTTTGCATATGGTATCGTTTCGAATTTCTCAAAGTAACGTTCCATGTCAGTATCTCAATCAAGGACCGGTTGGAAAGAATTGTTGTTGCGCTGCCTGAAAAGCTGCTTCTGCTTGTCGCTCCTCAGGTGTAGTAACATTGCCTGTGTAATCAATGCGACCGTAGCTGTAGTCGTTCTTTGTCCAGTATTCAATCTCTTGTAGTCCAATTGAAATCTCGACAGCTGTAGGTGCACCGGTCCCTCTGTATATAGAAGGTCCATTGGGTGTGTAGTTAATTGTAACATTTTCTACAACACATGGCTTGAAGCTGTACAGGTACTCTTCTCTGGGGAACAATTGGATCTCAAGAATCTCTGGGTAGGAGAAGAACACACCAGGACCTGTAGATATACCTGGAGACGAGTGGTACTTGAACAACTCAATTATTCTTCTAATGTCTTCTGACTCTTGAGCATTTCTTGGTACTAACTTCCACGTAAAGGAATGCTTCTTGAAGCTAGGTGCTTTGAACGTTACAGTTTGAAAAGGATTGACGGACGTGCCTGTCACAGAAGAGATTGCACTTCTTACTTGATTTCCAAACCCACCCAGGTTAGCTGCGCTATATGCCTGAGCTGCTGCACCAACAGTTGTGTTTCTGAGTGCATCAACAATTGAAAAAAAGTTCTGGTTTCCGCTATTGTTGAAAGCACTGGTTGCAGCATCAGCTGCTGCACCAATCATGGGCCCAAGATTTTCTGTGTCGTAGCTAACACTCTGACTCTCTCTGAGACCATTAGTAGGCAAGGGCAACCTCATTCCACTCTCTACTTGGAGACGTGGTTGCTCTCTGATCGACCTTCTAACATAGCGTGAGAAACGGAGACGGCAATAGGCATTTCTCTCTTCATTTGCAGAGACAAGATCTCTTGGAAATGTAATGTCTTGGTTAGTTGCTTGTGCTGCGCCTGTTGTGTTTCTGTAGAGGTTGTAGAGATCAGAGCCTGTCAAGAAACCAGCTACTGCGCCTGCTCCTAATGCGGCCGCCAAAGGTACTGCCATGCACGTTTCCTTACTATATAGTTTCAATTGTTCTATTTATCACGCTGCAGGATAACTATGCCAAAGTACACACAGGGTTATTTCAAACCAAGGAACCCCCACAAGTATCGTGGAGATCCCTCAAACATCGTTTACAGATCCGGATGGGAGCTCAGACTGATGAGTCACTTTGACGCGCACCAAGACATTGTGTGGTGGTCGTCAGAGGAGAAGATAATACCATACAGATCCCCTGTTGATGGTAAGATCCACAGATACTTTCCTGATTTCCTCATAAATACAAGGAACAAGCAGGGCTTCAGCGAAACAATCATGATTGAGGTCAAGCCAGCAGCACAGGTTGCTGAGCCCAAGAGACAGAGGACCGTCACAAAGAGATATGTGAACGAGGTGTACACTTGGGGCGTGAATCAAGCAAAGTGGAAAGCTGCAGAAGAGTACTGCAAGGACAAAGGTTGGAAGTTCATGACTCTAACAGAGAGAGAAATCTTCGGTAAATGACCAGTTATATCTTTCAGACCTTGGCTCAAAGAGGTAAGGTTGATAACGTTCAAGCAAAGGATCGTGAGTATGCACGTGATTGGTATCGCGACACTGCACGCCGTGTAAAGACTGTCAACAGAGCCAAGATGATGAACGATCCACAGAATGTTGTGGAAACCTTGAGCACACAGTCAATTGGAAAGATGTATTCGTTCTTCTACGAGCCTAAGAACAAAGCTACACTTCCATACTACGATCAGTTTCCACTAGTGTTCATGATTGGTCCTAAGGAGGGTGGATTCCTAGGTATCAACCTACACTATCTGCCTCCGGTGTTCAGAGCCAAGTTGATGGATTCTCTTTACACGATCATCAACAACCAGAAATACGATAAGACAACAAAACTAAAGATCAGCTACGAGCTGCTAAATAGTGCATCAAGGTTTAGATACTTCCAACCGTGTCTCAAGCATTATCTTTTTGATCACGTGCAGTCGCATTTTCTAAACATACAGCCAGAGTTTTGGGATGCTGCATTGATGTTACCAACCGAGAAGTTCCGCAAGGCAGATATTGATACTGTGTGGAACCAATCTAGAAGCAAAGTAAGCGGATGAGCTTTAATATCAGAGATTTCATTGGTAACGTTAACAGATATGGTACGTTGCCAACCAACAGGTACGAGGTGCTGATCGATCCAGCAAGAGTGACACTTGGCGACAGCGTTCTGTCCAGACTTCAATACAGAGCTGAGTCTGTATCAATACCAGGCATCACGCTAGATACAACAGATACGAGAAGATGGGGCATTGGTCCAAGAGAGAAGTTTGGAACGAATGTGAACTTCTCCGACATCAACATTACGTTCATTGAAGAAGATGGTAACAACATCCACAAGTACATGTACAGATGGATGAACTCAATCTTTAGGTTTGCTGGACAGTATGAAAACTCTACACCATCTTATTACACAGAGTACAAAGACAACTATGCAACAACAATGACGATCAATGTGTTCAACAAGACACAGGACGTCACTGAGTCTGTAGAGCTTCAAGAGGTGTTCCCAACTGGCCTGTCAGAGATATCGCTAGGATGGGCTGATAACAATCAGTTGTTCAAGGTTAGAGCTAGTTTTGCATTCACCAGGTGGAGAATTAATTCAACACCAGGTAGTGCATTTAACTCTCCTGCTTCAACCGGACAAATCAGACCCAGCTTTCAACCAATACAAGAACCCTAAGATTACATTATTCAACTTTGGAGTTATATCATGCCGTTACCTAAGATTAAACACCCAACCCATGAATTCAAGATCCCCTCGACCGGAAAGAAGGAAGTCTTCAGACCGTTTCTAGTCAGGGAAGAAAAGATCCTGTTGATTGCTAAGTCATCAGAAGATCCAGCTGACATGTTCAGAGCGATCAAACAGATTGTCAACAACTGCTGCATCAACGATAACTTTGATGTCGACAAGATCACTATCTTTGATCTTGAGTACTTGTTCCTGCAGCTGAGAGCTGTATCGGTGAACAATATTGTCAAGGTGTCGTACAGAGATAATGAAGATCAGAAGATCTACGACTTTGAGATTGATCTGAAAACAATTGAGGTTGAGTTCCCAGAAGGAATTGAGAAGGTCATTCGGATTGATGACACGATGGGCATCATGATGAAGTATCCTTCTGCTGCTTTGTTTGATGACAAGGAATACTTCAAGACTGGCGATCAAGCTTTCTATGAACTGATTGTTCGTTGCGTGGACAAGATCTATGATGGTGAGGATCTGTTTGATCCCGCTAACTATACACCAGAAGAGATTGAAAAGTTCCTGGATGACTGCGGTGTTGAAGTCTTTGAGAAGATCCAAAAGTTCATGTCAAAGAATCCAAGACTGTATCACAAGCTTCAGTACAAGAATGCAAATGGCAAGGAAAGAGTCATTGAGCTGACTAGCCTAACGGATTTTTTTACGTTGGGCTGAGTCACACATCGTTAGAGAACTACTATCTAACACTGTTTTCTCTGATTCAGCATCATAAATACAGCATAGCAGAGGTTGAAGATCTAATACCATTTGAGCGCGACATCTTTGTTCAGATGCTTCTGCAATTCCTGAAAGAGCTAGAAGAACAGAGGAAGCGCAAAACATAATGGCCAGATTTAGTAGACCAGATCCGGACGATGATGATCACGTCCCCAAGCCAGCAGAGGATGAGGTGAGAGCGGTAAACAATCTTCCGCCACCACCTCCTCCTCCTATTCGTGCTGCAAACAATCCACCATCAAACACAACAGCATCACTACCACCACCATCGTTCACACCATCACCGATGGGTGGAGCAATGGGAGGAATGGGAGCAATGAATCAAGCACAGATGAATCCTGCTGTTGGTTTAGCACAGGCTGAGATCGATTCTAAGATTGCAGATCATCAGATGGCAAAGCAGGACGAGGCATGGGTGAAGTCATATTGGCGTCCTGCCATGGGGTGGTTGTATATGGCCATGTGTGCATTTGACTTTATTATATTTCCACTCATTACAATGATACTACCGATCATCCAACACAACTTTGGTATTCAGATGCCATACTCTGAATGGAAGAGCCTAACGCTTTCTAATGGTGGTCTGATCCACCTTGCGTTTGGTGCTATCCTTGGTGTGGCAGCGTTTACTAGAAGCCAAGAAAAGATAGCAGGCAAAGCTTAATGCAACAAAAGAGACTGCCGGAAACCAAAACAACTACTAGACAGCAGACTAGACAAGTAGCTCAGCAAAGAGGTACTGGCGTCTTAGTTGATAGGTTTCCAGCAGTCTCAAAGATTTTGGCTGGTTCTAAAGACACCTTGTTCAAGGGTGCAATGGAGCTAGAAAGAAAGAAGACAAAGGAAAGAGGATACAAGCAAATCCAAAGAAACCTTGGATCTTTGGACAAGATGCAAATGCTTGTAGATGAACAAAATATTTTGCTTCGTGAGATTATTAGAGCTTTGCGTCAAGATGAAGATCAAGAGCCGGGTGGTGGAAGAAGAGGACGCAGACTACCAAGAAGTAGAATGAGAGGTGGTAGAGGAAGATTTGGACGTGCAGCACGTGCACGTCTGCAACGCATACAAGAAATCAGAAGAAATAGAATTAGAGCAGAGGGTGCTGATTCTAGACGCACCAGACCAAGCGGTGCACCAGATGCTGAACGTGTTAGACCACAACGTGCTGTTGGTGCAGCGAGAACAACTCCTGCAGAAGATGTAGATAGGATCAGAAGCCAGGCTAATGCAGAGGCTGATACCATCAGAAGTCAGGCTAATGCAGACGCAGATAATGTTAGAACACAAGCTAATGCAGATGCTGATAGAATTAGACAGCAGGCGCAGGCTGATGTTGATAGAGTAAAGGCTCAGGCTGACGCTGATGTGCAAAGGATTAGACAGCAGGCAGCAGAAGATGCCGATAGAATCAAGACTCAAGCTGCTGCTGATCAAGAAAGAATACGTCAGCAAGCTCAAGCTGATGCAGATAGACTGAGAGGACAGTCTGCAGAGGAAGCAGATAGGATCCGACAGAGAGCTGCAGCTGACTCAGAGTCCATCAGGAGGCAGGCGGAGGCAGATGCAGAGAGAATCAAGCAACAAGCTAACACAGACTCTGAGTCTACACGTGCAAGAGCGCAAGCTGAGGCTGATAGGATTCGGCAACAGGCCAATGCTGATGC